GATCGCCGCCGCCGTGGCGCTTGGGGTGTCGACGGCTCAGGCGTCGGCGGTGGTGTAGTCGATCGGCTTGACGTCGCTGTCACGGGTGACGGCGTTGGCGCGGTAGCCCCAGATCGCGAGGTCGACGGCGGACACGCGGTACTCGAACGTGAACTTGCGCGGCGCGCTCGCCCACGCGTACACCGACGACGGGACGAACAGGTAGGACTTCGAGGCGTTGGAGGCACCGAGCGCCCACGCGAAACGACCGCGCAGGTTCCCCAGCTGCACGCCGTCGAACCCGGGCTCGGTGGTCCCGTTGGCGTTGGTCGGCCCGAGCACGGGGAGCAACTTGCGGCCGCTCGTGTCCTTGGCGTTCACGAGCGCCTTGCCGAGCAGCCCGTCGAGCGCGAGGGCGGTGTAACGGTTGCCGCCGCGCACGAACTGCAGATCGACGAGCACGCCCGTGAGGTTGTCGACGAGGGCGGCGTCGACGGCGCTCGCGAGGTTGATCTCGGCGGTGGCGACGCTCGCGAGGTTGGTCGCGATGCCCGCCTCGATCGCCTCGAAGTAGCCGTTCATCATCTCGCCCCAGATGATCGCGTCGGCCTTGGGCTCGCCGCCCTGGTCCCACACCTCGCGCACGATCTCGACCTTGCCGCTCATCGGGCTCGGCGTGATCGTCTGCGAGGTCGCGGTGAACGCGCCCGGCGTGGGCTCCACGCCCTCGGTGTGCGCCTGCACCATGCCCGACGCCGACGAGAACTTGGGGATCGTGAACGGCGTCTTGTCGTCGACGACGCCGTTCGTGACGAGATCCCACAGCGGGCGCGTGTAGGTGAGGTTCGGCACGAACAGGTCGGGGCGGTTGCGCGTCGGGTTGAGGCTGCCGACGTTGGTCGAGGTGACGGCGAACTGCGCCTCCCACGCCTCGACCATGAACTGATCGATCCGCTGCCGGGCGTCGGTGTCGTGCCCCGACGCGTACGAGCGCAGGTCGTCGGAGAACGAGTGCGCGCCCGCGATGCCGTCGAAGCGGTACGGGCTCGGCTCGTTCACCTCGAACGACGCGCCGCCGCCCGACGGGTCGCCGACGACCTCGCGCTGCGGGAACGTCATGTTGGCGAACCCGTCGCGGATCGCAGCGGTGACGGCCTCGCCGATCTGCCCGGCGTCGAACGTGACGCCCTCGGTGCCGCTCGGGTTGCTCGCCTCGAACGCGGCGAGCGTGGTCGGGTCGCAGGCACCCGCGTGGGTGGGAGCGCCGCACTTGGTGCACTTCATGGTGGAACCTTCCGGGTTGTGGTTGTGACTCATGGAAACCGATGCCACGCGAGCGCCGTCGAACACGGGCTGCGGGGTGAGTGAGATCTCGCGCAGGGGGTAGTCGACGGCATGGTGCACGCCGTCGCGCAGGGCGAACTTGACGCCCTCGTGCGGGCCGATGCTCGCGCCGTCCCACACGCCGTCTTCGGCCATGGTGAGAGCGCGGTCGCCCTCGACGCCTCGCGCGATCTTGGCGGCGTAGTCGAGCCCGTCGTCGCTCTCGGTGAGTTCGAGCATGTAGCCGACGGCCTGCGTCGCGTCGTGCGAGACGTACATCTTGACGCGCTTGGGGTCGGTCCATCGGATCGTGCCCTTGGCGAATTGGAACTTCATGCCGCCCTTGACGCCGACGACGCCGTACGGCATGGCGCGGCCTCGGATCACGCGAGCCTCACGGTCGACGGCGAACACCTCGCCGCCGCCGATCGCGTGCATGGTGAGGGCGTCGTCGGCGGCGAACTCGTAGCGGCTCGTCGAGGTGGTGCTCATGCGGTCTGGTCCTCTCGGTTGGCGGGCAGGGCGGTGACGTTGTTGGGAGCAGCTGCGACCTCGATCGGCTGCTTGCCCTCGGCCTCGCGCACTTCCTCGGGCGTGAGCGCGCCTGCCTCGCGGCCTGCCTTGTAGGCGGTGTAGCGGGCGAGCGGGTCGCTGCGCAGGAACCCGTCGAGGTCGATCTCGGGCTCGTATCCGCCCGGCGTCACGTCGGTCATGCGCAGGCGGTCGCTCACGGCGGTGAGGTATCCGCCGAGCGTGAAGTCAAGGAACGACTTGCGGCGCGACCAGTCGGACGAGTAGGTGCGCGAGGTGGTGCTCACGCCGAGTTCCTCGGGGTCGACGCCTGCCACGCGGGCGATCTCCAACACGGCGTGCTGCCGGGCGTCGGCGAGTTGGAGTTGCTCGGGCGTGAACCCCTGCCCCGTGTGGTAGTCGAGGGCGGCGGGGATGTATCCGACCTTGCGCTTGCGGCGCGAGTCGATGTACTGGTCGAGCATGCCGACGATCTCGGCGTCGGTGGTCGCGGGGTCCATGCCCTCGGCGGGCGTGAAGTACTCGGTCGGCGGGATGCCGTCGGCGAGCAGCGCCGCCGCCTGGTCGAGATTGAGGCAGGTGCGGATCGCCCGTGCGCCTGCGACGAGCAGCGGGTCGTTGGGCGAGTCGAAGCGGATGAGCGAGCGGGCGGCGTCGCGCCGTTCGATCCCGTCGACGTACACGCGCCCGTCGGTGACGTTGACGCGGTGCGGCGCGAGGCGCTGCACGTAGGTCGGGTAGGTGTGGTAGCCCGTCTCGGTCACGTCCCACCAAGCGATGCCCTCGAACAGCAGATCCTCGAACAGCCGCGTCATGGTGACGCTGCGCGGCACGCTGCGCTCGGGCTGCGCGAACAGCGACCACGAGCCGTTGTCGTACGCGCCGTCGGCGACGCGGCGCAGGCGCAGGCGCAGCGCGCCACTCGACGCGCACACGAGGTCGCGGGCTCGCTTCACGGCGGGCACCTGCATGGCGGTGGCGCGGTCGATCCGTGGCGCTCGTCCCGACCCGACGCCGCCGCCCGCATAGGCGGCGATGCCGAACACGGCGGGGTCGATCGAGGTCTCGTCGACGGCGAACTCGACGGCCTCGGCGAGCGCCTCGGTGGTGTGCACGGCTTCGCCGAGCCCGAACAGTGATCGCATGATTCCCACGCCCCGAACCGTGGCAGTAACAATCCCCAACAAAGGTGAGGGCGTCGCGGCGCGGCGTGTCGCATAGTGGTCGTGCAAGCGTCTCGGGTGGCACGGCGGGCTCGTGAGCCTCGACGGGAGAGGCGTCCCGATCACGAGCCCGCCGTCGTCTCAGATCGACGAGGTGAGCACCCGACCGCCGCTGCGTCGAGCGGGGCGAGATCGCGCCGCCGTCGCCGCCCACGTTGCCGCCTTGATCGCGTCGACGCGCCCGTGTGACGCGAGGCGGGTCGCGCCTGCGCCCGGCACGGTGCGAGCGCCGAGCACCTGCGAGGCGAGGTGCGGCGAGCCGTCGTGCGCGAGTTGCCCGTCGGCGAGCATGCGGGCGAGGTCGGTCACGGCGACGACGGGCGTCCCCTTGCCGCCTCGGGTGCGCAGTCCGACGAGGGCGGGCTCGTCGACGAGCGACGCACCGACGACGACCTCGCCGGCAAAACCGCTCGCCGTAACAGTGAGCCCTGCGAGGGCGAGGTCGTCGACGGCCTCGACGGACACGAGCGCCGCCCCGTCGGGCAGTCGCCACGCGAGCGCCACGGACACGCCCGAGTCGAACGCCGCCTCGATCGCGGCGGCGTCGGGTGCGCGGTCGGGTCGCCCAACGGTGAGTTCCGCCCACGCGACCTTGTCGACGACGGCCTCGCCGCGCATTGGCTTGACGTTGAGCGGCGGCCACACGTTGAGGTACTGCGCTCGGAACCCTTCCATCGGGTCGGGGTCGTCGGCCTCGGGATCTTCCTCGCCCGCGAGCGCGGCGGCGTACTTGGCGGCGAGCATGCGCTCACGGTCGTCGGACCAATGCGGGCTCGCGGCCTTCCACGTCGACACGAGGCCGGGGTCGTCCTGCGGGCGTGCGCCCCACAGCAGCAGCAGCACGCGGTCGCCGATGAGGGCGAACGCCTGGGCGATGCGTGTCTTCATCGTCGAGCGGGCTCGGCGGTGCGCGGTCGAGGTGAGGTGGAGTTGCGCCCACAGTCGTTCGAGCAGCATCGGTTCGAGGCCTTCCGAGATCGTGTCGGGCTTCACGTCCCAACACTCGTCGGCCATGGCGAGCCCGGCGTCGAGCCCGTACGCCGCGCCCTGTGCCTTCACGAC